TCACTCCGTGAAACCGCCCAGCAGGCGCTGGAGGTACTCGTTCGCGCCAGCAGTTATTACGACACCTACGCAGAGATTGCCGCTCTTGAGGCCGCGCTGGCAGAGCCGGTGCAGGAGCCGGTGGCGTGCAATGCGTGTGTTGGCAGTATTGCCCATGTGCAGCATGGATTACCTATCGGCACAAAGCTCTTCACCCACCCACCCCGCCGCGAGTGGCGAGGGCTGACGGATGAGGAGATCAGAGACTTGTGGTCATGGTCTGCAACCGCCGAAGCAGAGCGCACAGCAACCACACAGCAGCACGCATTTGCCCGCGCCATCGAGGCCGCGCTGAAGGAGCGCAACGCATGACCCCATTCATTCAGTCCACGATGCGCTGGATGACAGAGGCCGGCATCGACCCTACGGAAATGCAATGGTTCGATCTATCCGGCACGATGGATCAGAGTACCGTCGATCAGCATTGGCTGCGCGAGTACAGGCCGCCGTTCGAGAAGTGCATGGTCGTGTGGCAAGGCAAGTCGGCAACGCATCAGGTCTACGAACTGCTGATGGCGGTGGCCGGCACCGACCCCGAGGAGGGCGTCGTCTTGTCTGTCCACAAAGGACCGTATGGTCAGATGCCGCGCAAGCTGCCGCTGATGGTCTACGCGCTCGACGACGGGGCCATCAAGTACGGCCCCGTCGAAGAGGGCGACACGGTCAGCGAGGCCGACGCCAACATGGTGCTGGCCGTCGTGGGCAACTGGTACAGGCTGCTAGCGCAGGGTATCGCCGCGCACAAGCCGCAGATGCGCGACACCTTCACCAATCGCCGAAAGATCGCCCAGGGCAAGACGCCGACCTACACCTGGACGACGGTCTACATCGAGCCGTCAACGCCGCGCACCGAATCTCGGGGCGGCACTCACGCATCACCCCGTCTACATGACAGACGCGGGCATCTGCGCCGGCTGAGAAGTGGCCGCAATGTGTGGGTCAAACCTTGCAAAGTTGGTGATGCGGGCAGGGGCTCGGTTTGGCACGACTACGCGATCAAGGAGGCGGCTTGACCCGCGACGACATCATCCGCATGGCGCAGGAGGCTGGGCATCCCCTAGACGAGGCGCAAAGCGACATCGTTCTGCGCTTTCAGGCTGTACTCGCCGATTTTGCTCAAGCCGCCTACGCCGCAGGAGCCGCTGCCGAGCGTGAGGCGTGTGCGAAGGTGTGTGATGAGGTAGGAAACCGAGACAACGACAACCACGCATGGGATGCAGCCGCCGCCATTCGCGCAAGGGGAAACACATGACCAAACTAACACCAGTCATCATCGACCATCACAAAGAGCAAGCCGCCGCTGTGCTGCACGAGGCGCTGGACGAGAGCCCGGATAGCGTCATCGTGCTGTGCTTCTGGAAAGACCGGGGGAAGTTCAAGATCAAGACTTCCACCATTCCCGACAGGCTCACGCTCATCGGTGCGTTGGAGGAAGCCAAGAACAAAATCATTACGGATGGGTACGCATCATGACCACACTACGCGAAGCCGCCCAGCAGGCGCTGGAGGCGCTTGGCAAGTGGAGCAGTGGCCGCGACATGGGCGCCGTGGAACTGAACGATTTGATTGCCGCGCTTGAGGCCGCGCTGGGGCAGCCGGAGCCGCAAGAGATAGCAGACCTGCGCCAAGCGTGCCGGGAGGGGTGGAGGTATGCGGACGAATTGGAACAGGAGCGCAAGCGGCTGACGGCAGCACTGGCCGCGCTGGAGCAGCCGGAGCAGGAGCCGGTGGCGTGGATGGTTTACACGCCTGATGGCAAGTCAGTCTGCGTGACCGACAACCCTGCCGACTTCACAGAACAGCACAAGGCGCTGCCCCTCTACACCGCCCCGCCCCAGCGCAAGCCGCTGACCGAAGACCAGATGTACGAAGCGTGCATCAACGTATGGCGCAATTTGCCTGACGGGTTTGGGCACACCTCGTCAGAGTGGATCGAGGCAGGCATCCGCTATGCCGAGCGGGCGCATGGGATCGTGGGTGAAGCATGACCTACCGCAATCCCAAACTCCTTGAACTCGCACGAGACCAAGCCTGCGTTGGCTGCGGCGCCCAGGACGGCACCGTAGTCGCGGCCCACAGCAACCTTAGGGAACACGGCAAGGGCATGGCTCACAAGGCCCACGACGGGATGATGGCGTGGCTCTGCTACCGCTGTCACTACGAGTTAGACCAGGGTGCAAGGCTCGACCGTCAGGCCAGACGCATGTTCACCCTCGAGTCCATCTGCAAGACTTATCAGCAACTGTGGGACCAAGGTCTCATCGAGGTAAAGAAATGAAGCACCAAGACGTTCTCAACAATCTTCAGGCCGTGCGCGGTCAGGTTGACGAGGTCCTTGAAAACATCGAGGCAGTGCGGGGGCCGAAGTACCGGATGGTTGTGTCGGGCCTGATGTCCACGGGCAACATCGTTGAGATGTTTGCGGCCCTCGAAAGCATGGTGACGATGGAGGATCGTTCGCGTGATCGCATGCGCGAGATCTTCCTGCGCCTTGTGCATAACCAAGTGTCCTGCCTTGTCGAGGCAGCCGACGTCTCTCAGGACGAGATGCAGGAAGCGATGGCGGAGGCCGAGAGGTTGACCACGTCGCTGCACGGCATGGCAAGCAACGCCTTGCGGGCTGCCCATAACGGCGTGAAGTTCGAGGCTGGCGATGCTTGAAGACATCGCACTGCCGGGGTCCAGCGTCATCTCAGGACGGATGCTGGAGTGTGTGCAATGCAAGAAGGAGAAGCCAAGGGAGGGTGGCGTTGAGCGCCGCCCTGGTCAGTTTGTGTGCCGTAACTGCTGGCGACTGGCAGCGGTAAGGAGTCGCAATGGTCACAGACAAGATCCATAAGGGCGCTGGGTCGCACCGGATCCTGTTGGCGCTCATCGAACGTGAGCGCACATCGAAAGAGTTGAAGAAGATCGTTGGCTCTGTCAACGGTATGGCTCGCTTCGAACTGGAGTACATGGGCCGGCTTGAAGCCAACGGGTACGTTCACACGGTAGGCGGGCTGTGGTTCATCACGGCGGTGGGCAGGAAGCGATGCAAGGACCTGGAGCGCAAGTCTCCAGAGTCTGGGCAGGTCGCCCTGCCACGCACCTTTATCGGGCCCACGACCGACTACCAGGGCCCAGAGCAGCCGCCTGTATTCAGGCCGGGTGCGATGGACTTCTTACAGTTCCCAAGCAGGCGAGGCAACCGCCTGTACTACCGGGATGGTCGAGTTGTCATCGTGGAGGGATGAGATGGAGATGGAGCCACTACTGGACCGCTATCGCGGCCTTGCTGATAAGTACGCGCCAGCCAGAGCCAAGCGTGAGTACTTGGACGAGTACAAGAAGAGCCTCCTGGCCCTTCTGATGAAGGACGCAGAGCGTGCCGGGTCCACGACTGCCGCCGCCCAAGAGCGTGACGCCAGGGCTAGGCAGGAGTACCTGGACCTGCTCGACCAACTCAGGGATGCGGTCCACGACGAGGAGAAGTTGCGGTATCACATGAAGGCCGTCGAGATCGAGATCGAGATCTGGCGGACCCAAAGCGCCAACGAGCGGGTCGAGCGCAGGGCGTACGGGGCATGAAGATCAACAGCAGGGCCAAGGGCGCGGCAGCAGAGCGCCAACTCATCATCGAGTTGAGGGGACACCTGGGTGACGAGATCGCCAGCAAGATGAAGCGCAACCTCGAGCAGTCGCGCAAGGGGGGACACGACATCGCTGGGCTGGATGGCTGGGCCTTGGAGGTGAAGCGGTACAAGACGTTCACCGAGACCGAACTGGCCCGCATCTGGGAGAGGCAGGTCATCGACCAAGCGTGGAAGATCAACGCCCGCCCAGCACTGGCGTACAAGGGCGACTACAAGCCGTGGCGCTTCCGGGTGCCCATCGTCCTGCTTCGGGACCACGACTCCCCCTGGGGCGAGGGCCTCGACTGGCTGCCCATGTGGACGGCGGACATCGGCATCGAAGCGTTCTCTTCGCTGGTCAGGGAAGCGCATTGCGCGGCTGTGTTGCGCGGTGTTGCTGCCCCCGGTGACAATCGCCCCATGAGCATCGACCCAGCGGTCGCACCCAGATGAGGTGAGCCTCCAGCCCCGCCCGTTAGCGCAACGTGGCGGGGCTTTTCTTTGGGCACTTGCGTGTAGTTATTGAACTGCCCCGGAGTCCAAAACAAGACAAGAGTCGGGGCCTAAGCCCCGACTCTCACTTCGTCAGTACCCGAAGTACGACATCACTCTCTTCCACAGTGTCTTCGGCTTGCGCTTGGACTTGCGTGGCTTCTTGTGGATGGAGTCGATGTCGACCCCACTGGGTGATGGCGGCTCAGCCACCAAGTACTGGTCCTTCAGGTCGGGCGAGTACACCGGCTCTGCCTTCTTGACCTTGATCCGTCTCTGCTGTTGGGCAGCGACTGACTTCAGGGGGTAGTGCAGAGGAGTCTTGCGGGCCTGCAAGATGCGGTAGACCGTTGAGTTGGCCAAACGCATTGCCTTGGCAATCTCCGGCGCAGTGCCGGTCTTGCTGACGTACATCTGTACAACAGTGTCCGCCATCTCTTCGCTAACTCCTCTGGGCAGTTTGGAAGAGTCGGCGTATTTCCGACCTCTTGTTTCTTTCCCATCGGTGGTCTGATGGGCTTGCTGGGAGAACGATGAGTCTTGTGACTTCTCCATGATCTGTGCTCAGTGTTGCGATTACTTTGTAATGCCCACCTCCGGATCTCTTCATCGAATCAATCCGGAGGCCGGCACGTTCCAGAAATCGGCGCAGCCTCAATGCTTTGCCGTCCACACCTTTCCTTTCCTGATCCCGACCTCGACAGGCGCTGCGCCATCTGGGTACGAGATGTATCCGAACTCGTTGAGATAAGACTCGGGGTGGAGTTCGTAAGCACCCACGACCTTGGCGTCGGTCAGAAGCAGCAGCCTCTGCCTAGCCCTCTCGACGGTTTCGCCCCTGGCGCTTGTGCCGTCCTTGGCTATCAGCATGTACTCCCGTAGGCTGAGGTCGATGCCAGGGACCGGCGTCGTGTCAGCCATTGCCTCGCTGATGAGTTCATCCGTCGCAATGCCAATCAGGTTGCCCCTGCGGCACGAGATGTCTTCGCCGTCAGCGATACACACGGCGTAGATCTTTCCATCGCTGCCCTCATTGCAGCCAAAGCCTCCTTTCGCTTTGATGAGTTGAAAACGCGGCATCTGGTAACGCCTTCCCAGGCATTGATAGTCCAGGACCACGACTTGTCCATTTAGGTCACCTACAAGGGGCCGAAGCCCCTTGTGGTTCCGGTCGATCAGATTCATAGACCGGCAATACTCCCGAAGTAGTCGAACAGACGGTCTGCTACCTCTTCAGGTATCAGGCCAGCGCTGAGCATCTCCGACAGGGCAACCTGTATGACGAGCAGCCGCTCCGGGTCACCATATGCATCGGAGATCTCCAACATGACGTGGTCTTCCCAGGTCATGCAAGCCATGAAGGCTTGATGCAGTCGGTGCGGAACAGGTCTTCGATCCAGACGGCGGCTTCGTCCGGGTCGCTGTAGACCAGATCCTCGATACCCAGGCAGTCCTCGTAGTACTGCGTCAGGACCCAGGACGCCTTCTCTGGCGCGTCGTACACCCACTGCTCAATGCCAGCCAGCCCACGGCGAGACCATGAGTTGTAGGCAGCCTGGATGAACCGCCGAGCCTGCGCCTCGGTCGGCTTGGCCTTCACTTCGGTGATGACTTGAGGAGCCGGAGCCTGAACCTTGGTTTTGGGTGCCTCGATGAGACTTCCTTGCGCCCAAGACTTGTAGTTGGTCCAGTCTTCGTCTTCGTCCTTTTGGTAGTACGAGTAATAGCCCTTGTGACCAGTCGAGGCGGGGGGCTGAAACCCAAAGCGCGACGGCGACCATGCGTAGGTGTTGGACAGCCATGCACCGACGAAGTTGACGCCCGACTTCTCGTTGATGATCGAGAACTCGCCATCCGAACGCATGAGACCGAACTTGTTGCTGCCGCCGATGATGTTGCCGATGAACCGGCACCATTCGGGGTCAAGCATCAGGTCTGGCTCGTGCGACAGAGCAGGCTTGAGGACGTTCTTGATGAAGTGCCAAGTGTCCGACTTGGTGTGGTCGGCTGCGTTGCCGGATGACAGGACGCCGTTGTGTGCCAGCCAAATGTCGTCAGTGACGCGGTACGGGTGGCAGTTCTCGAAGTCGATGTCACCGTGGGTCTTCATACGCGCATGCCAGATGCAGTCGCGTCCCTTGGCGTACTGGTTGTAGAAGTCCACCATCTCGTCGGCGTTGGTCGGCAGAACCTTGTAGACGTGGACCTTGCCTCCCTCGGCGTACATGACGCCGAAGCCGTCCGAGTTCCTGCTGTAGACGTCCTTGATGAAGTCCTCGGTGAACTCAGTTTTCTTGGGTTGTTGAACGAGCAGGCACATTTATGCAATCTCCAAACGGTTGTGAACGTATGCCCGCAGGGTCTTGGTCTCCTGCGGGATCTTCTTGTCGATGAACTCGAGGAAGCAGTCAGCCTTCATGTCGTTGCAGCCGTAGCCTGAGTAGGGCTTGGAGAACTCCACCATGGCGTTGGCGAACTCGATGGCCGCGATGACCGACTCGTACTTCAGCGTGCCCTTGAACACGCGGAACTCGATGGTGCTGCGCGGCGTGACGTTGACTGCCTCGTAGCGGTCTTGTGACCTGTGTGCATTGCCGATCTTGGACTTGTCCTTGATGCGACAGTACCCAGTGGCAGCCTGACCGTAGCGACGGGCGATGGCGGTGACGAGAGACTCGTTCTCGGGTGCGTTGATGAATGCGACGATCTTGCCAATCTGGAGGGCGGAGAGCCCACTGCGGCTGATGTGAACGTGCAGGCCACAGGTCGTGGTCTGATGGCTCTTCATGCCCTTGGTGAGGGACCTGTTCTGAAGCCACTGCCACAGTTGCCTATGCGCAGGCAGGCTCATGGGCTGAGTGATGATCTCGAATCCGTGGCTGAGGCTGCCGTCGGACTCAAAGAACACCTTTTGGCCCTTGATGCCGGCGTTGACGGCTTTGTGGATGATCGAAGCCTTGTCTTCGCGGTCGTAGCCGCTTTGGACCTCGACCTCCAACTCCACGCCGATGTAGCGCTTGTTGGTGTTGGTCCAGTCATCGTGTTGCAGGCGCTGGTCACGCTTGGACGAGTGGTAGGACTGGATGACGAGCTCGACATGCTCGTAGTTGCAATGCGCCCAGCCGTCCAGGTCTTCGTTGTAGCAAAAGTTGTCGTCATGCTCGCTGACGAGTACATGATTGCCGCCCTCATCCCTGGCGTTACGAGCCTCGCTTTCGCTCACGTATGAGTCGTAGTACTCAGACCAGCGGAAACTGTCATCAACGCATTGGCGGCAGATCCGGGTGTCGTCCCAGGTGCCGGTGATTGATTCCGCCCACTCCCACTCTTCGCAGTGGTCGCAGCGCACGATGTCTGCGTTGTCCATGAGCCATTCCATAGCGGCGTCGGAGTCTTCGCAGTCGGCGGCTGCCGAGATGAAGTCCCGAAGCGAATGAGTGCTTCTGGGGATGGCGTTCTGCAACTTGTTGACAATGAAGTACGACTCGGCGCTGTACTCGCTCAACTCGTAGTTGTCGACGACGTCTCGGAACTCAGCGACCAATGCCTGCAAGACGTGGGACACAAACCGCGACTCAGCATGCGCTCGGGCATAGGCATCGCTGTCCGACTTGACGGCCGCCTCATCCCGCGCATAACGCGCGTCATGTCTGGCATCGTCCAGAGATACAAGCAGCCTGTTGCACGCCAAGACGGTCTTGGTGCGATTGCTGCGAGCCATACGCATGATGGTTTTGGCTACGCTGGCTGTTGTTGTTGACTCCTCGCCGCTGATGAACTTGTCGATCTTGCGGGAGAAGTAGCGCGAAAGCGTTATTCGCATGTGAACCTCCAAATGCAAAAAGCCCGCACTTGGCGGGCAGGTTGATGATGGAAAAGGGAAAGCGGTGGCCCGCCCCCCGTTAGGGGCGGGACAACGCGACTAGCGGGTGGCTACAAAGAGGATGACGAGAGAAGCCAGTGCGTACACGGCCCACGGCCAGTACTTAGGCTTTCGTTTGGAGATGAGTGCGAGTTGCAGCCTGTCCATGTCCAGGCTGGACTCGTAGCGCCGAGGCGGCTGGTAGTACTTGCCGATCTCGACCTTGCCGGTGTTGTAGATACTGCCTGTGTTCTTCACAGTGACACCTCCACGCTAAACGTGGCTTCACGCAGGGCGTCGCGCACCGCGCTTTCAAGGTCGCTTTGGCTGTTGTTTTCAAACTCGTCGCACACGCTGTCGTACCTGTCGTGGTCGTAGGTGCTGGCATGCGCGTCGAGCGCCTCCTCGATCCTGTTGTCGATCAGTTCCTTGATCTTGTTGAGATCGGTGTTGAGCGGCATACGCAGCTCCAGTGCCGCCACGCGCTGCTTGAGGTTGTCGATGTCGGTTACGAACTGAGCGGTCGTATTGGCGTAACTCTGCAAGAGGGCGGTCAGGCGGGCGTCTACAGCGGCGTTGATGGCCTTGTCGAACGCCTCTCTGAGGGAGTGGATCAGGATGTCGTTGTTCATGGCGCCATCCCTTGCATTTCAAAGATGTTGCCGAAGCGGACTTTGGCCCTGACTTCCTCGACTGTGGTATTGCAGTCCACGCTGTCGCCCTCCTCGTTGCAGCCCACGACCAGTCCCTTGCCCGCCAGGGGGTTCGGGTATTCCTCGTGCATGAAGAAGTGAGTCGGGTTGTGCAGCAGGCCTTCGTCGTCAACGAAGATCCCGTCCATGCGCGAGATCCGAGCGCAGTCGAAGCAGTCAGCCTCGATCAGCGTGTAGATCTGCCTGTAGTCGCCGTTGTAGTCGACCTCCGTGACCGTCTGGTCGTACGGGTTGATGAGTATCGCTTTCACATGAACTCCTCATGTAGATATTGAAACGTGAGTGGCCACTAGTCGAAAAAATAGGCGGTCGAGCCGCCTATTCTTCCGAGTGACCTGATCTCACACGGTGGGTTGGATGTAGGGCGACTTGCGCCCTGGTTCTGGGACGAGGTGAGCCCTCGTCGAGTAGCGACAGATCTGGTCCACAGTCCGACTGGTGAGGTCGAGGTTGTGGTCCTGTCCCAATCGCTGGGCAATGATCCTGCAAGTCCAGCCGCACTCCTCGCGAAGACGGCGGATTTCCAGTATCACCTCGTCGGGGTACTTAGGGGCTGGACTGCCCCGACGATTGGGTTTGGGCTTTTCCACTTTGGGTGTGGGTGTCCACAGTTTGTTGATGAGAGACGAACGTATGTAGTAGAGGCTTGCGTTCTTCAAAACGGCACCTCTTGACTACGAGACTCGAGTATCGCGTCCCACTGGTACTGGTCGGCGTACTCTTTGAGGCCTAAGGCGTAACCGTCTCGGTACGCCAACTCATCGGACTCTGCGGGCATCAGGCTCATGCCGTGATGGTAGCCACGGGCATACGCCCTAAGTAGGGCAAGCGTGAACTCGTTCATTGCCTGCCTCCCTGGTGCATGAGCCCATGGCTGATCCAGTGCGCCGTCATGTCGGCAACACGGAAGTCAGTGCATTCGAACTCGCCCTCGAGCCCGATCTCCTCGGGGGAGTGCAACTCCCCCTCCATGTCCTCGATGTAGATGCAGAACAGGTCTGCACCCTCGCGGTCGCAGTCAACGAGTTCCTCGAGCCCGTTGGACTCAACCAACTTCATCGCTCTTACGATGACCGAACAGCAGTCTTCAATGTTCATGTGACCTCCACATGTAGATATTGAGCCGGGAGAACCCGGCAACGAGGAATCTGCCCAGGCAGACGGGGTCTCCCCCATCCACCTGGGCGTCACACTCAGAAGGGCGCCGGCTCCACGGGCTTGTCGGCCTCAGCCGGGATCTCCGGCTTGGCGTACGTCAGCGTGCGCGTCTCCTTGAACACCGGAGCCGATACGCGGCGCTTGAGGTCGACCAACATGTTGGCCAGGGCAGCCTGACGCTGCTCAGCCGACCCAGCACGCTCGACGGCGTCCAGATGCTCAGCCACGCTGAGATGCAGGCTGAGGTGACGGGCAGTCGCCCCGGGCAGGCGCTTCGGCGCCCAACCGAGGTTGATGCCGATGGTGGCCAACTTGGCCTGCTGCGCCTCCCGAGCGGGAGCCATGTTCAAGGCGACCTCGTTGGCCTCGATGGCCTTGGAGGCAGCCTCACGAGAGGCGAATGCGTCGGGGTGCGACGCCTGGGTCAGCCCTACGCGGGCGAGATAAGCGACTTGCTTGTCGGTGGGCATACGAACGTCCATGATGGTCTCCTTGACTGGACAGGTTGAGGAAAGAGAGAAAAGAGAAGAGCGGTGGCACCCTTCTCCTCAGAGAAGGGGGACAACGCGACTAAACCCGGAGCGCGGTTAGCCCCGAGCCACGAGGTCGTAAGAGCCGTCCCGGTACAGACGGGCGAAGTTCGCCTCGTCGTAGTACAGGTCGACCCACAGCGCCCTGTAGGGCCAGTGCCGAAGGCTGATGCGCCTGAGCGCAGCGAATAGGTCAGTCATCAGAAGTCCTCCGTGGCGTCAGCCAGCCTGCCGGCTAGATAGCCGACGACGAACAGCAGAGCCAGCGCCGCAAGGCCTGGGACAGGCTCAATGCGTTGCGCAATGCCAGCGCCAGCCAGGATGACCATGCCGAACAGGCAAACGGCCATCGTCAGCCACGCGGTTACATGAGTGAGGTATCGGTAGTTCATGGGTGTCTCCAGAAGTGAAAAAGCCCGCCGAAGCGGGCTGGAAGGCCTCCTGTGGAGGCCGGCGGTAGCGCCTTACGTTGCCGGCCAAAGCCGGGGTCTAAGCGCACTGGATTGCCACGAAGGCAATCCGCTGGGCTCAGAAAAGCCCCCGAAGGGGCGGGCGTCACACGGGAAGGCCAAGGTCCTTCATCCGCTTCCAGCGGCGGTACTCCTCAGGCGAGAGGATCTGTGGCTCGGTGGAGCCATACAACGACCCCACGAACCGAGGCCCCTCGGGCAGCGGATCGCCGCACACGACCTCGAAGCAGCCATCCGCGATGCGACGCAGCGAAACCTTGCGGGCACCGCCAGCAACCAGCGCCTTGGCTTGGGCGTTGGCCTGAGCGAACGTCAGGAATGAGGGCTCAGGCTCCCTGCGCCCGTCGTCGCCACGGTCGAAGCCGTCCCAGCGAGATTCGTCAGGCTGCGAGTCGAGATGCTCTTGATAGGTGTCGATCCACATGGGTCAGTCTCCGAAAGTTGAGGTGTGAGAACGGGTTATGCAAAAGATGCATGGGATGGCACCGTCCTCGTTAGGGGACGGGGTCAGCCCACGACCCCCCGAAGAGGCAAGACACACCTCGCTAGCGTGTCTTCAGAAGCCTCTCGAACGACGTTCAGCAACACAGTTGCAGCACAAGCAACGCCAGCAAGTACGCTGCGATTGAGGTTCCGACTGACTACAACTCAGGTGTCGGCGTGCTTGCAGGCTAGTGAGAGGGCGCCAACCTGCGAGGTATCCGACTGGGAGGGGGGTAGCGATGGCCACTTAGGTGGAGGGTGGGGGGTATGAGGACTCCAGTCATATCCCCACCTCACGCACAAGTCCCCACCTCAAGCGCGAGCCTACCTCACGCACGGACCCAAGGTTCACACCCCTAAGCGCCACCCAATGCCCCTATTCCGCGTCAGAACGGCCCGGGAAGCGAGATCTCTGAGGGGGTAGGGGGTAGGGTGCTGCGGACCAAAACGAAGCCTCTGACGCCGTTCTGAGCCTCCGCACTACATCTTTACTACTAGACGACTTCTTTCCTAAGAAAGAAGGAGTCTCATACTTCTATCTCTACAAGAAACATCTTTCTGTATTTGGTATTTGTATTTTTCTTGTAGAAAAGTTCTTCTGTATTTCTCTTAGAGAAATATCTTTGTCTTAGTAAAGATAAATATCTTCTTTCTTCTTATGTATCTTCTGTAAGAAACATAGAAGATGTATTTGTATTCTGTATTTACTTAGAAAATACATTTATATGTATATATAAATACGCAAGTCTCATGCCAACATGATCTCTTAGTCCCACTTAGGATGCTGTCACCCCAGCGGTGCGTGGCAGCAACGACCGCAGTTCGAGCCCTCTGTCTCCTCCAGCGAGGGTGATCGAGCCGGATGGCCCACGTCACGGGCCACTTCCTCGTTTACCATGTCGTTGTGCTTCTTTGCTAGTTGCGACTTAGGCCCGGACTTGTTCCGGGCCTTTCTTTTTCCCGCTTACAGTCGCGGCATCATCGCTTCCCTCAGGGGAAAGACATGGCAGCAAGAATTCGCAAGATCCGTCACGACGACGACACTCGAGCCAAGATCCAGGCGTCGTACTACATCAACCGTCTGCACGATCACATCATCGGCAAGGTGTCGATGTCTGACTCCCAGATCAAGGCGGCGAAGATCCTTCTGGACAAGTCGCTGCCCAACCTGTCTGACGTAAAGTTGGACACCGGCGCTCAGGGCATTACGTTCAACCTGAACAGCACGCTGCCCAAGTGACGGTAGCCGTTGCTGACGACTCGCTCGTCACCTATCACCCGCCTGGGCCGGTGGCGGCGTCTTTCCACCAGGACAACTCCTTCATCCGTGGACTGCTTGGGCCGGTGGGCTCGGGCAAGTCCTCGACCTGCTGCGTCGAGATCGTGATGCGGGCGCTGAAGCAGGAGCCTTGGGTTGACGGCGTACGGCGTAGCCGCTGGGCGGTGATCCGCAATACTTACCCGGAACTGAAGTCCACGACGATCAAGACCTGGGAGACGTGGTTCCCATCGAACGTGGCGCCCATCCGTTGGGACACGCCGATCACGTCGCACATGCGGATTGACGACATCGGTGACGGCACGGCGATGGACCTGGAGGTCGTCTTCCTGGCGCTGGACTCGGAGACCGACACCGGGAAGTTGCGCTCACTGGAGTTGACTGGCGTCTGGATCAACGAAGCCTCGGAGATCGCCCGTGGCGTGTTCGACATGACGACTCAGCGGGTGGGCCGCTACCCGGCCAAGTTGCGTGGCGGACCCTCCTGGACGGGCGTGATCCTGGACACCAACCCGCCAGACGACGATCACTGGTACTACCACTTCGCTGAGTCTGAAACGCCTAAGGGCTGGAAGTTTTTCCGCCAGCCAGGAGGCCTGTACCGGGATGAGGAGGGCGAGTACCACCCCAACCCGGACGCCGAGAACGTGGACAACCTGCCCAACGGGCACGGCTACTACCTCCAGCAGTTGGGAGGCAAGCAGGAACAGTGGATCAACGTCTTCCTGTGCGGCAACTACGGCACGACGTCTGACGGCAAGCCGGTGTTTCCGGAGTGGAATGACCGGGTGCATGTGGCGTCCGAGCCACTAAAGCCCGTGCGTGGCCTTCCCATCGTGCTGGGCTGGGACTTCGGCCTGACGCCGGCCTGCATCATTGGCCAGATGATGCCCAACGGGCGTCTGCACATCCTCGAAGAGTTGGTGGCCGAGGACATGGGTATCCGCCAGTTCGCCTCCGATGTGGTGAGGCCGGTGCTGGTGACCAAGTACAACGGCTTCCCGCGCTTCAGTGAAGGCGACCCTGCGGGGCAGATCCGCGCCCAGACCGATGAGCGCACATGTTTGCAGGAATTGGCCGAACTCGGCATAGCCACGGATCCGGCCCCTACAAACGACTGGATTCCCCGGCGAGAATCCGTCGCGTACTTCCTCACCCGCATGATTGACGGCGGGCCTGGGTTCCTTCTGGATCCAAGTTGCGCCAACCTGCGGAAGGGGTTCAACGGTCGGTATCGCTACGAGCGTCTGAAGACCTCAGGCTCGGCGCGATACAGAGACCGCCCGGTAAAGGACCAGTTCTCACACCCGCACGATGCCCTCCAGTACATGTGCATGCGAGTCCGAAACGGACTGCAACCCATTAGGGCCAAGACGGTGGTGAGCGCATCGAGTAAGGGTTGGACTTGATGAACGCGATCTCACTTCCCACGGCGCCTCCCCCCATCGAGGTGGACGTGGAAGTCAAGCAGGCCCCGTCCTCGGAGTACGACCTTCTCCAGACTGAACTGTCCCGGCACATCACCGATTGCTGGGAACGCGCCAAGTTCTCCAAGACCGAGATCACCGACCGCCTGCTGCGCTGTGAGCGTCAGCGTCGTGGCGTCTACGACCCGGAAAAGGAGATGGAGATCGCCAAGACTGGCGGCTCAGACATCTTCATGCGGATGACCGACATCAAGTGCCGCGCCGCCGAGGCGTGGATCCGCGATGTCATGAATGCCGCTGGTCGCCGCGTGTTCGACCTCGACACCGCCGAGGAGCCCGAGGTGCCGCCCGAGGTGGCTGCCGGCATCGTGGAACTGGTGCGCCTGGAGATGCAGGAGTTCGTCCAGGCTGGCGGCATGGTGCATCCGGAGGCCTTCCGCGCCCGGATGGAAGAGGTGCATGACCAGATCATGGACAAGATGCGTGAGCAGGCCAAGGAAGCCGCTGCACGCATGGCGGACAAGATTGAGGATCAGTTGAACGTCGGCAGGTTCCCGCAGGCGTTCCAGGATTTCGTGTCCGACTTTGTCACCTACCCCACGGCAGTCATGCAGGGCCCGGTGGTCAGGCGGCGCAAGAAGGTGACCTGGGGCCCGAACTTCCAGCCGGTCATCATCAACGACTTCTCCCGCGACTTCGAGCGCGTCAGCCCCTACGACGCCTTCCCCTCGCCCAACGCCACCAACCCGCAGGACGGCTACTTCATCCGCCGTCACCGCCTCAGCCGTGCGGCGCTACAGGAACTGCGTGGCACCCCCGGCTACAACGATAAGGCCATCGACCAAGTCCTGGAACGCTTCGGTGACGCCGGCTTCCGCTCGTGGCTCATGGGCGACCAGGAGCGTGACCGCCTGGAGGGGAAGATGTACGCCCGCCTGTTCACCAGAGAGGTGATCGAGGCTATCGAGTTCTGGGGCTCGGTGTCTGGCAAGTCACTCCTCGACTGGGGCTTGAAGTCCACCAAGGAGCGCCCCATCGAGTGGAACCGCGAGTACGAGGTCACCGCTTGGCAGGTTGGGCCGATTGTCATCAAGGTGGCCATCAACCCGGATCCTCTCGGACGGCGCCCCTACGAGATCGCCCAGTGGAACGAGATCCCTGGCGCCTTCTGGGGCACCGCCCTGCCCGAGCAGATGCGCGACGTGCAGATCATGTGCAACGCCGCTGCCCGCGCTCTGGCCAACAACATGGGCATCGCCTCCGGCCCGCAGGCCGAGATCCAGGTCGACCGACTCCCGGACGGCGAGGACGTCACCTCGATGTTCCCCTGGAAGATCTGGCAGACGACCTCCGACCGCAGTGGCGGCGGTCAGCCAGCCGTCAGGTTCTTCCACCCGGAGATGAACGCCCAGCCGCTGATGATGGTGCATCAGTACTTCAACAAGCAGGCGGACGAAGTCACCGGCATCCCGGCGTACCTGTACTCGGGCACCACAGGCTCTGGTGCGGGCCGTACGGCCTCCGGCCTGTCGATGCTGATGGACAACGCGGCCAAGGGCATCAAGACGGCGATTGCCGCGCTCGACATGGTCGTGTCTGCGATGGTGGACCGGCTCTACATCCACAACATGATGTACGACCCGGACCCTGCCATCAAAGGCGACTTCAAGGTCCAGGCGCGTGGCGCTATGGGCATGGTCCTCAAGGAGCAGTTGCAGCAGCGCCGCGCTGAGTTCTTGCAGGCCACCGCCAACCCGGTGGACATGCAGATCCTCGGCATCAACGGGCGGGCGTACCTCCTGCGAGAGATCGCTGACTCGCTTCAAATGGACACCAGTCGTCTGGTGCCTTCTCCCGAGATGTTGCAGTTCAACCAAGAGAAGCAGCAGGCGTTCCAGATGGCCATGGCGCAGATGCCTGGGCAGGGGACTCCAGCCGCACCGCAGGCTCCTTCCAACGCGCCGATGGCAGATCCTGGCGCACTACCACCCCTGTGAGGTAACGATGGCCAAGGCATTTAGCGGTAAGCAGACCCCTGCTGAGGAACGCAAGGAAGCCTCGATGGTGCGCTCGGGCAAGGTCACTCCTTCCCAGTACGCGAGGCGCGAAAAGGCTGAGGGCGACAGCAAGTCGATGTCGACCTTGAGATCCACCGGCCAGAAGTTGGCCAGCGGAAAGATGACCGCGTCGCAGTACGCGGCCAAACGCTCACCTAAGAAAGGCTGACCATGAAGAAGATGTCTCCCAAGGCTCCGCCCAAGATGCCGGCGGGAATGCCCAAGGGCCGCATGCCCAAGTCGCCCAGCGGCGGCATGGTGATGATGGCCAACGGCGGATCTGTGAAGAAGATGTCGCAGATGGCCGGTAACGCCAAGTCTGGGTCGCCGACCTGTGGCCCAGGCAAGGCCAGCCGGTAGTTGCAGTGCTACTGCAATCCCCGGATAGAGTTACGTCGGCGCTGGCTTCTCTTGAAGGCAACGCTGAGTTTGAAGTGGTTGTGCAGTGGCTCAAGGACAACCTTGAGCAACTTCGCAGCGAGAGTGCTTACCTCAAGGACGAAACGTCAGTGAGGTGGGCGCAGGGCGGGATGCAAGTGCTGTCCGAATTCCTGGAGAAGTCCAGGTCGGCAAGACAAGTGCAGTTCGCCAGAAGGAAGTAGCCCATAGGGCAAACGCTTGCCAGTGGCGTTTCACTGGTCCCAAGAACACCGGAACACCAGAGGCGGATACCAAGAGGCCCGCTGAGTTGGGGTGAAGGCTCAAGGAGTTGGAATTGGAACTTCCACGCGCCGTCCTAGAGGCGGAAAGGAAAGCAGAAGAGGCACTTTCGAGACTGAAGTCGCCACCTCAGCCAGAAGCAGCACCGGCTCAAGAGCCAGCGCCAGCCGAGGCAACCGCTCCGCCCCCACCGGCCCCAGCGCCGGCCCCAGCGGAAGACGACAAGTGGGAACAGCGTTACCGGGTACTCCACGGCAAATACAACGCCGAGGTCCCCAGGCTCAACGCGGCGATGAAGGAACGTGAGTCCGAACTTGCGGCCCTGCGGGAAGAAGTTGAGGCACTGAAGAAGACCAAGGAGAGGCAGTCACTCGTCAAGCCTGAGGAAATTCAAGAGTTCGGAGAACCGCTGGTCGACCTGATCCGACGCGCTGCCCGAGAGGAAGTTGCGTCCAAGGATGCAGAGATCGCGGAGTTGAAGACCGAACTCAAGTCGATGAAGTCCACCACTGAACACTCGACCGAGGCCACGTTCTACGAGCGTCTGGCGCAGTCGGTTCCGGACTGGATGGCCATCAACGACGACCCTGAATTCCACACTTGGCTTGCCGAACACGACGACTTCACTGGCTTCCAGAGGCAGCAACTTCTGACTGACGCGGAGAAGCGCAAAGACGCAGTGCGCGTTGCGCGTTTCTTCGATGCGTTCAAGAGGACCAAGTCCAAGACCGAGGTTGCAGCGACGAGTTCATTGGAGTCTCAGTTGGCGCCAGTCAGCACTAGGACCGAATCTCCGCCCCCGTCCAAGAAGATCTGGACAAGGGCTGAGGTTGCCGAGTTCTACGCGAAGGACAGGCGCGGCGGATACACCCCAGAACAGTCTGCTGCGATTGATGCTGACATCCAAGCCGCCGTGCAAGAAGGCCGAGTGCGGTAAGGAACTCAACCTAAGGATCCATCATGTCTGTTGCAGTAACCTCCGGCTACTACGGTGCCGGCACCACCGACCAGTACGCTGCGTCGGGCACCGCGAAGTTCATCCCCGAGATTTGGTCGGGGAAACTCCAGGTCAAGTTCTACAAGTCCACTGTCCTCAGTGAGATCACGAACAACGACTGGGAAGGCGAGATCAAGGGTCAAGGCGACAAGATCCGCATCCGCTCGATTCCGACCATCACCATCAACAACTACACGAAGGGTCTGAACCTGACCAGTCAGGTCCCGACCAGCACCCCTCTGGAGTTGAACATCGACAAGGGCAAGTACTTTGCCGTCGTCCTGGACGACGTGGACAAGGTGCAGACCGACGTCGCTTTGATGGACATGTTCACCAACGACGCGGCTGAGCAGATGAAGATCGCCATCGACGGCGACGTCCTGTCTTCGGTTTTCGCAGACGCGGCCACCGGCAACAAGGGCGCCAACGCTGGTGTTCTGTCGACCGGCATCAACCTGGGCGTCACGGGCACTCCCCGTCAAGTCACCAACTCCACCGTCCTGGACGCCATCCTGGACATGGGGTTGTGCTTGGACGAGCAGAACGTGCCCGAGACTGGACGCTGGATTGTGATCCCCGCTTGGATGGCTTCGCTCATCAAGCGGTCGGACCTCAAGCAGGCGTACCTGACCGGCGACAGCGTCACCCCGTTGCGGAATGGCAAGTTGGGCATGATCGACCGTTTCACGGTCTATGTGTCCAACAACCTCGCCACCACGGTGGACGGCGCCAACACCGTGTGGAACACGATGGCCGGCACCCGCGACGCCATCTCGTTCGCCTCGCAGATCACCAACGTGGAAACCCTGCGGTCGCAGGCCACGTTCGGCAACATCATGCGTGGCCTGAACGTGTACGGCTACAAGGTGACCAAGCCTGAAGCCCTGGTACACGGCTACTTCCGCAAGTGATTGGCTGAAGCAGGAAAGGAGGGGGAGTCGGGCAACTGGCTCCCCTTTTTCACATGAAATACCTCAAGCAAAAAGGCTCTGGCCACGTCTATGTGTGGTCGGAGGCCCTCTCTCAGCGCGACGACATGGAGCCATACGAGCCCCCTGCGCCGCAAACCCCCGCAGAAAATGCGGAAGAGCCAAGCGCCGAGTCATCCGGACTCGAAGCGGCCCTCGAAAACTTCCGGCGCGATGTTTCCAAGCGGAAGCCCAAGGCAGGTGAAGCATGAAGGTCAATGACGTACTCAGCCGAGCCCGCATCCTGTTGAACGACCAGGATGGCACCCGTTGGCTTGACACCGAGTTGGTGAGTTGGCTGAACGATGCCCAGAAGTTGATTGCGATGACGCGGCCCGACGCCAGCGTCTCCAACTCGACGGTCACCCTGGTCGGCGGCACCAAGCAGGCGCTGCCCACGGGTGGGTTCCGGCTGCTGGACGTCATCCGCAACATCCTGACCAACGGTTCTGGCGGTCGCTCGATCCGCATCGTTGACCGCGAGGTCCTGGACTCCCAGGACCCGATGTGGCACGCCTCGACTCAGGCCGGGACCATCAAGCACTTCATCTACGACAACCGGGATCCCAAGACGTACTACGTCTACCCGGCTGCCGTGGCGGGCACCAAGATCGAGGTCATGTACTCGGTCTCCCCCACCGAGAT